AAACCGTTGGAGCTTGTACGTTAGTGGTTGGTTGAGGTAAGCCAGCTAAGACCTCTTGTGTAATCTGTTGCCTCAAAGCGTCAATATCAATCTGCTCTGGTATAGAGCTTTGGATTTGTTGTAACTGCTGTTGAATCGGATCTATCGCAGTCGTGATCGCTGCCTGTCGCTCTTGTTGTATGTTCGCCGGATCAAGCTGTGCTTGTTGTAAGGCTTTTATTGCTTCACTTGTCCTTGTCGCTTCTTTTTGGCGTAGCTTAAGAGCGTCTTCAAAATTTTTAATAAAAAAGTCTTGTCGTTCTCGATCTGCCTCAAAATCTTCAGCGGAAACACGGCCCTCTATTGCTGCTTGCAGATCTTCTTGTGTAATCCCTTGTTCCTCTAACGCTGCGATCTGACTCGCCAACTGAGCTCTTTCTTGAGAAGCAGAGGCCACAAAGTTATCTGATTGCTCTGCTATTTCGTTGATTCGACTTTGTATCTCATCAACAGGTAAGGTTTCTACTTGCTCTTTGAGCGTTCCGATCTGGGCCTCAAGGTTATTGACGATCTGTTCTCTTTCGCCACGAAGAGTGTCAGTTGTTTGAGCTGCCTCTTCGCCCACTGAGTCTGACACACCCTTGAGTTCGTCTGTGAGAGAGTCAATCCTTCCTTGGACCAAATCTACAGCGCCCTTTTGACTCTCTCTTAATTCTTCGGATAATTTAGCTTGTTCTTCTGAGATGGTTTTTGAGATACCACCTAGATCTTGTGTAAGAGATCCTATCCTAGTTTGAAGATCACCGATCACTGTGCCTTGGTCAGCAACCTCGGCTGATGCTGCTTCCCTAGCTTCAGCTATCCTTGCCTCCAACGATTCAGTAAGCTCTGACCTTCTAGCTGCTGCCGCATCAGCAGCACTAGCAGTTTCTTTTGCTAGTTCCGCTCGTAAATCGCTAATCGCTTTTGCTCTAGCTGCTTCTTGTGCTTGTTCTGCCTCTCTCTGTTTCGTAAATATATCTTGGAACTTTAGCTTCAGATCGCCCTCAGAGAAATCAGGTCTATCTAATCTGGTTAAACCAGTGGTCACGCTGGGACGATCAATGGGATCTCTATCGAAGACGGGTTGTTCTAATAAGAATCTTTCTAAATCATCGTAAGAACTTCTCGATGTTCCATACTCTGACGCTGCCCGATCAAAGTCAGTAGAGCGCAATCTTGGTGTTCGCTCAAAGAAACCGCCTCCCGGCATGATCGTTGGTGCTTCGATTGGTCTTCTTTCTGCCATTTAAATCACCAGTTCTTACACGACCAGTACGATGCCGCAAAAACGTCTTTCTTCTTTTCTACCGCATCGCAGTTGTGCCTTGCGCGAAAGTTGCGTCTTCGTTCTGGGTTGTCTCGCTTGATCTCCATATTAGGATCTCCGTATCGCACGATCTTTACCTGATCGCCCTTCTTAGCAAGCACCTTGAACTTTTTGTTTTCGCCACTGGTTCGCACTTGTTTGTTGTAACCGGGGAAAGACTCACCTCTATAGATGAGTCTTCCCGACTTGGTTCTTTTAACATCCTTGGTGTCAGCCATCAATCATACCGTTTCAAAAGTTCCAATATGATCATATAGGTGTCACCGCTACTGTGACCCGTCGTGCTAAATAAGATGTCTCCGGTTTTACCAGAACCCGCATTGTTAGGTATGGCAGAAAACGAGTCGTAATACTCATCTCCTGTCGAATCTGCTGGCAAACCGATTGCCAAAACATTCGTTGACGCATCAAAATCTAATTTGACCGACATACCAACTGTTGCCCAATAGATCCTCTGTATGTGGACCTCTGTGCAACTTTGACCTCTTGCGTTCTTGGCAAGTGCTGACACATCTACTTTGACAACATTACTTTCGCCGGTTCCATCAGATACATTTGTAAACCTTAGAACGGCGTTGCGTTCACCATCTTGGATGGTTTGTGTTGCAACCGCATCAGCCATACGTCACCCCCTAAAGTTCTGTATTGGCGGTTCGCTCTTTCATTGCCGTGACGTAATCTACCGTCAGCACTTTAGCAGCAGCCGCGCCGTTTTGGATTCCAAAGCTGACAGTCAGTTCCTCATCATCAGGTGCATTTGTCGAAACCACGGTTCCAACCTCTGCGTTGTTTTGATAAACGTGGAAGGTTTGATCTCGTGGATCGAAAACAAAACCAACAGTCATGAAGGTGTCGTCGGCCATAGCTGCTGGAAGATCCAGTGTGCTTTGGGTGCCATCTTTCTCTACGATGAATTGCAGAGTCGTGCTGCCATCAGTTAACAAAAAGAAGATGCCGTCGCTTACGTCAAGCGGTGAGGTGTCTGTGATTTGCAGACCCATTACTACATCGCTTGCATCCGCATCAGAAGTTTTGAATCTAGCGTTAAAAGCCAGTTGCTTTCCAGACTCAAACTTGAAGCCCTCTTTTACGAGCTGAAGAAAATCATTATCGTTGTCGGCATCGTCATTAGTGATAACCAACAGACCGCCATCACCATCACCTAGAGCTTCTGACGCATTGCCAGATCCACCCTCAGTTGTGGTGATCGTCCAATCCGATGCCAGATAGGTATCAAAGTCATTGTGATATGTGTGGTATTTTGCGGGAGATGGCATCTTGAGTTTGCCAAGAGTGCTTGTACCCGCGACGTTAGTAACGCCCGAAGTAAAGTGTGTCGTCATAACAGCTCTCCTTTAGAACCAGTGATCAGACCATCCGATCACCATTTGACTTTTTCAGTTTAGCTTATGACTAGGCACAAAAAAAGAGGGCCGAAGCCCTCTTTCTCTTTGCTTGGGTCTACGCCCCTTGGGAACCGAAAATTCCCCTTGGGTCGGAAAAGCCAAAAGAGTAGCGCTCCCGCGCTTTGTAGCGAATGTTACCAGTGCTGAAGTCAGGCTCCATGCTGGTTTCCATAGGCGTTCTCTGGAACATCTTCAGACCTTCGCCAGCTTCAGTGACAGTTGTCAGTATGAAGTAAGCATCTGGGTCATTCAGATAATGGTTGACCGTGTAACCGCCGGGAAGAACACCAGTGTTCTTGATAGCGTTTAGGTCGTTATCTGCCGTTCCTGATCTTGCTGGTGAATTTAAGATTCGGTCAGCGACAAAAACCAGTTGTGGCGGCACAACAAGTTTTGTGGCTCTGACTGAAATCGTCAATCCACGATCATCAGTGAAAGTGCTGATATCAATGAGGTTGTCCTCTAAAGAGGTCTCATTGAGGTCTGCCATGGTTGTAGCTCTGTTGGCCAACGTACCACCACCCGCTAGAGGGTGAGCAGTATTAATCAAAGATACGCCATCGCCACCAGTGAAAGAGCTTGAGAAAGCGTTGTTTAAAACATCCGCTCCCTTTACTTCTTTCGTGTGAGCCATGGATCGTGCCAAAGCACGAACATATCTTTTGCCCAAGGAGTCATACAAATTGTCCTCCTGGGCTTCTTCCGTAAGGGCAAATGCCAAACTTATCGTGTCGTGCGTGTAGCGGGCCGTGAAACCCTCACTCGCCTGATCAAACGATACGCCTTGACCTTCGGTTTTGGTTGGCGCGGCACCGAAGCCGGTAATCAGCACCTCCTCCTCGAAGGCCCTTTGACTGTCCTCCATCGCATATATTTCTTCATACTCCCTGTCGTACTGCGAATATGAAATTCCAAACAAACTGTTTAGCCCCGGTTCGAGTTCCTTGGCTAACTGTGCTCTGCTAATCGCCATTATTTAGCCTCCTGTTAAGCCAAGCCAGCGCCCTTCACTCCCATAATGTGGTTTTGTATAACCACCATTACGTTTGTGTTGGCACTCGCAACGTCGTCGTTATCGGGATCCTGACTGATGTCTATAGCCTTCAGAGGTAACGTCGTGGTGGTAGCACCAGTGGTTACGTCTAATTCCATATTACTTCTGCCAGAAGCGGTATCACCTGTTGTTGACTGATCTACGATATCGAAATTGCCGAACAGATCAGCTACAGGAAAGGTATCGTCAGCTTGGATCTCAAACACTACATCAGGATCATCAATGATGAATGCAATGATATCACTCGCTACTATCGAACCTGGATAATGGTTTTTGAAAACCACCTCTTTTGATGTCGGGTCGGTGTACTGAACTCCGTTAAAAACTCCTACTACCGGAACGGTACTAGAGGCTGCTGCACGAGAAACCGTACCACCAGTGAGTTGCTTCACCAAGTCTCCTTGGAAAATAGCACCACTCTGGTTACTTGCGATACGGTAACGGCTTTGGCCACCAGAATAAGGAGCGCCCCCCATCATACGAGCTGGGATCAAACCAAATGCGGCATCTTTATTTGCCATAATTAGTCCTCTCTATTTTTTGCCAAATGTTACACG